CAATAGATTGAACTGGTTTGTTTTTAGTGCCTGGTCTATCAACAGTTGGGTCACTTTGAACACCAACAATTAAATAATCACAGATTTGTTTACATTCAGCCAACATAAGAATGTGGCCCGCATGAAGTAAATCAAAAGTTGAACAGGTAAAACCTACTGGTTTACCCATCATAGTATCTGGCATAACTAACATAATTAATTCACTCCTACGCCATTTTCAAACCCACGATGAAAATCTAATGCGTCAGCTTCTGCATCTTCAACTTCATCATATGGATTATAAAATTTTTCATCAGATAATGCTAAACAATATCCCTGTACAAAGGGTGCCTGTTCATACACAACAATTTTGTTTTTCTTTTTAACCATAATTTATTCCTTAAATAATTCAGGATTTTTAGTAATATTTTTCAGGTGTACTGCGCCATCTACCATGGATATACTTAGTACATCATCAACTTTCCATCCAAGGTCTTGTATCATTTCTTCCGAGAATTGTAATATTGCATCACCATTCTCACAAACCTCAACAACCTGTGCGATATATTTTTTCAATTTTTACTCCTGCATCAATTAGTTTCTTTTTCATTACCACGTTTTTTGTTCTTTTCAAAAACTTGTGAACCTGAAAGTTGAGCTTGAATCATTGCATTTTTATATGCATGACGAGCCACAGGGTCAACAATAGTTGCCATGAATCTTTTAGTTTGCTTGGTAATACGGAAGTTTTTATCTTTTTTTAACATGATTTAATTATACACCAAAATAATATAGTTGTGAGGCAAAAATGGGGTCCTGAGACCCCATTCGTTAAGAAACTTCTTTTAGAAGTTGTTGTTTATTGAAGTTTAGTTCTTTACTAAATTCAATTTTTCTTGGTTTCTTATGTTCTGGAATTATATTTTCCAAAGCAATTCTAAGAATACCATCTTTGAATTGGGCACCACGAACCTCAATACTTTCACTCAATCTAATTGACTTGGTAAAAGAACGAGTAGCAATGCCACGATACAAATAGTCCACTTCAGTTTGGTCTTTCTTTTCACCCTTGACGATTAATGTACCGTCATGGATTTCAACATCGACCTCATCTTGGCCAAAACCAGCAACTGCCATTTCAACGACATACCTGTTGTCATCTAGTTTGATAATGTTGTGGGGTGGAAAAGATGTGTTTCTTGTTGGTGCAGTACCATCAACGAGTCTTTCGAGTTCGTTGAAGATATTATCGAATCCAACAAATTGTGGATATAATGCTGTAAAGCGTGTCATAGTTATCTCCTATTAAGCGAGTTAATGAAATGTGACCCCGAAGGCGTCACGGTTTTATTTAGTCAAAGACTTCAATAATCTTGAGGTTTTTTACCAATATTATATTTGGTAATCAGTTGCCAATCATTTTTTTCTTTGAACGAAATAATCTTTACTTGATGTAACGGTGCAATGTTATCTTTCATAAGTTCTTTATTTTGAATTGTAACAAGGCCCCATTCTTCCAATAAGTTTGCAATTGCATTACGTCTTTGTATATCATTCTCTGAAATATTTGATGGCTTTCCATCAAGTGCAAATAGTTCTTTAAAATGTGTTATGTAATATTTACCTTGTTTGTGTAATATATGACACGACTGATAAAGAACCTTTTCTTTCCTAGAAGATACTCCTATCCGTGTTAAAGTTTCACGGACCTTTAAAAAATCATCCTGTTCATTGAGAGTGACCTCAATGAATTTGGCCAAATCAACCATATCATTTCCTTAATCCACCTGTATCGGTTTGTTCTTTTAATTGTTGGATTTGTTCATTACTAAGGAGGCGCATGGCTTCACGAGCTTTTTCATTGGATAGGCCGAAAACTTGCTTGATACATTCTAAATCTTCACTTTTTTCAGACTTAACCCACTTAGCAAAAGGTCTTTTCTGTGACCTAATGGTATTTAGAAGAAAATCATATTGTAACTTTTTGTCAGTTAAGTGTCTACGATTCATTTCATTGGCATAAAGGATACAGTCTTTATGATAGGATAGAGTTCTATTAACTAGAAATGGTTGATATTCCTTTTCTGTCAATTCATCTACAATTAGATTCTTTTTGTTTTGAAGAATTGAGTTTACATAGTCAAATGGATTACTCATAACATTCTCAACAATCCGATAGTATCGATAGTTGTTAGCAGAATGTAGTTAGCCAACATGCCAAATGATTGCCTAGTATAAGCGCACCAAGCATAGATAGCACAACCAGTAATCCAAACAGGATACAAAGCAAGAAGAGGTGGATTGGGGACAGTAATAGCCATAGTGATGCTACATCCAATTGAAATCGCCCAAGCCAATATCTCAAGTGCAAAACGAAATCTGTCACTACGCCAATCATCTTTAATCCAATCAAAAGTAGGTTTTAATAATTCATTCATAGAAACTCACATTCAACCATGAGTTCGGTCAGACATGCGACAAGGTTGATTTCAGTATCAGCAACAAATGCGTTCTTGTATTGATAGTCAGCAATAATCACAACTGCTTGTGGAATAGATTGTGGTTTCATAACATCATATAAAGAATCATACAACTGACGGAACATTGTATTGGTATCTAAATCAGTAGATGCAACCCACTTACGAATTGCACCAAAGTCTTTATCTTTGATATGTTTAGTAATTTCACTAATCTGAACATTACCAATCTGTGAAAGAATACCAGTATCAATCTTTCCAAACTGTGAATATCTTTGCAACTCATTTAGAATACGGCGATTGTCTGGAAAGTGTTTCTTAATTAATTCTGCAATAACCGAGTCAACATACTCAATTTTTTCACTTTGCAAAATAGATTGAATTCGTTTGAAAAACGCAGAGGCCATCTTGGCCTTCTCACCGTTCTTTAGATTAAAATCAATAACTGCACAACGACTGTGCAATGGTTCAATGATACGAGTTTTGTAATTACAAGTAAAGATGAATGAGCAGTTAACTGCAAATTCTTCAATTGCATTACGCAAAGCAGGTTGTGTTGAATTGGGATTTAGATAGTCTGCTTCGTCAATGATGATGACCTTGCGGCCACCAGACAATGACATAGATGAAGCATAGTTTTTAATCTTGACACGGAAAGTATCGATACCAGATTCATCAGAACCGTTAATGACCATGAAGTCACATCCGATTTCATTACACATAGCCTTGGCGACTGTAGTCTTACCAACGCCTGCACCACCACTTAACAATAGATTAGGAATATTCTGTTGATTAACATATTCCTGAAATGGTTGTTTCAACCTTTCAGGTAGAATACAATCTTCAATTGTTTGTGGTCTGTATTTCTCTGTCCATAATAAATGTTCCATACACCACTTTCATAATAAAAAAATAAAAAAGCGGGGTTATTAGCCCCGCATCAATCAAGCAGAACGCCTAGGTCTGTTACCATCATGCAAATTCGTTAGTGCTGGAAGTGATTGAATATTATCTGTCACACGATTACCACCTCTTGATACTGGCACAATCTCATCAATATGAATATTATCAGATTTTGATAATGGAATATTAAGTGCAACAAGTCCAGCATCTCTGGTCATTGTTGTTCTACTTCCAAGTTTAGTAATTATATTACTTTTCTCTAAATCTATCAATGCATCTTTTAAGTCATTAAGAAGATATTGAACACGAGCCCATTCACTAAAAGTGAACTTAGAACCACCTTCTCCTTTAACACTTTCTTTACGAGAGTGTTTCTGGTCACCATTGTGTTTAGAAAATGACCATTCGTGTGCCTGTTTCTTTGTTTTACCTAATGGTGTTTGAAAAGAAATGTATGTGCCTGGTGCATTGATACGAGCAAACTCTTGGTCAAAGAACCAACGAACAAATAATTTTTGATCCATCACTTTGTAACGACCATCGATATCAAATTTCTTACCCCAAATATTACCTTTTTGTAAGATGAATGAGAAAGTATAGAATAAATTATAAAAACTTGATTTTGTAAATTTATTTAATTTTTTCTTATCGTATAATGCACAACCATCAGCCATGGTTCGCATAATTCTTTTAGTCATA